TCCCGAAAACGTCCGAAGACAAAAAAATAGAAACGCCGTTATATCAGCGTTTCTAGCGATTGTCCGAAGTGCTCCGAACGTCAATTATGGAGATGAGGGGCTTGGAACCCACCTACAACATCAATGCTCACGCGCTTTTGTACCCATATTGGGCCCAAAAATATTGCATCGGATAAAATATAGTTCTGTGTGATTGCTGTTAATAGCCTGCCGTTATTCGGTCAGGCTATTTTTTACGTGGGTCAAGCTCCCCGGTCGCAGCTTCCATACCCTCAACCGTCACCACAATTTGACGGCCATCAAACTTGCGCCAACTTCCCGCCGGCCACTTATGCGGTGATTGCTTGATTGAGGTTCGCACGTACGTCTTGTTTTTGCCCCAAAGTTCGGCAGCCTCGGCAGCGCCGAGAAACTCATTACTATTTAAATCAACCACAGGACACCCCACACAATCAGAATTATGCCTGTTACCACGAATGCGGCATAGAACCACCGCTTGTATATCTGCTCTTTACTCATTTATAATTGGATATGGCAAAGAATCGGGGCCGTGGGTCTCGATTCCTTGCAGGCTTAGAAGTAGCGTCGAATGATGAACTTGATGAACTCTATCAGAGTTGTCGCTGGGATTGCCCATGCACCGATTGCCGCGTACAGGGCGGTTTTCGCTTTAAGTTCATCGTTTGACGTTTTCTTTTTGTGCTTTGCCATATCCTACCTCCCTTCATCTTTACTACTTTATTATAATAACTCGTGTGCGCGTTGCTGTCAACACGTATGCGAGTTTCATTCCAAAAATGCACACAAAAAAGCCCCACCCTCCGAAGAGAGTGAGGCTGATTTAATAGGCTTAGTACGCGTCCGCGTACTTGTGTTTGTTGTCGAGTGTTCGACGAGCCACGTAGCGCCGCTTACCGCTGGCACCAATGTAACTGCACCAGCGAATGCCGCCAGCATCGACGTAGCTGTCGTACTTGACGGTTTCACCCTTGTGGTACATTGCTACGTGTGCGGAGGTTACAGACGCTCCGGAACGCACGTAGACATTTACGCGTGCACGCCAGGTACCCTTCTGCACTACACGCTTTGGGGTGGCCGCCTTGTACTGTGCGGACGTCTGCAGGATTTCCACATCGCTGCGGTTAATCCAGCTCAGGATGCCCGAGAGCAGCACCTTGGAGCCACTGACCTGTGCCACCTTGTAGTTCTTGCCGCGTACCCAGCTAGGAATAGCCGCGCCGGTCGCCCACTTCTTCGCGGAGAAGTTGACCTTGACCGTGTAGCCCTTGCTGATGGCCTTGAGCTTCGTGGCATTGGCCTTCTCACCAGCTTTGACCGCCGACGTGGTGGTCTTTGGCTTGACGGTGACCTTGCCGCCGCTACCCTTGGTGGTTGTGCCGTATCCCTTGTCGGTGATACCGGTTAGATCCACAGAGTAATCCAGCCCGCCCAGCACGGCGGAGCTACTGAACTGCCACATCGCAACGCCGTCGAGGCTCGGGAAGTACTTGTAGTTCGGCTTGAGCGTCACCTTGTTCGATGGATACCGGGCAATCCAGCCGATAGTGCCATACTTAGCGACAATCTGCGACCAGTTGACGTGAGCCTGCATGTACGCCTTACCAGAGTACACCATCGGCTGGTAACCCGCCGTCTTGATACGCCCCAGCGCGTACACCAAAGCGTCCGTGTTGGCCTGCTTGCTAGATGAGGCACCAGCCTCGTAGTCCAGAGCGATGATGCTACCCTTGGGGGTCTGCACCATCGGCAGGAAGTGGTCGAGTGCCTTAGCGGCCAGTGTGGTGCTCCCACCTACCTGAAACCAGATATACGTGTGCGCACGCTTGCCGGCGGCGATGGCTGCGGCTACTTGCGTCTTGTACGTGGCTTGGTTGACGTAGCTGCCGCCGTACGTGCCGCCTACTTGTGCGATGACAAACTTATCGCTTGCCTGTGCAAACTGCCCCTGCATACCCTGATACTTCGACCAGTCGGGGCCCAAGTCGCCCTTGGCCGCCTGCACGGTCTGCGGCGTGGCGCTGAGTGTCAGTCCTGCCATTGGTGCCGCGATGCTGACCACCGCCATAAATGCGACAATCGTCTTGCTACTTCGCTTCATCGGTCGTACTCCCTTCTGTGGTTGCCATCGCGTCCACCGTCTTTGATGTGACCTTAGCCGCTACAGCCTTGACTGCATCAACCCCACCAGACGTCCCTAACGCCGTCACCAGCCCCTGAATTGCACCGCCGACATAGTTATCCCCGCCAGTGATGTAAACTGCTGCTAGGCCAGCAACGGCTCCCACGCCCATAGCTACGAATGGTAGCCACTGGTTAGGAATAGGCGTCTGCTTGACGTTCTGCGTGATGCTGGCGACCAGCGCCACGATGATGACGTACTCCGCGTTGGTTGCTAATCCTTCAATCATGTGCATACTCCTTCCTTACATAAATTTCAGCATCAAGGCCACAATAATAGGCGCCACGATGGCGGTAATCGCCGTTCGAAACGCCCATGTTGACTGGCTATTGATGTGTTGAATGTCTTGGCGGTTCTGCGTGGCGATGTTAAGCGCCTTGACCGCTGTGTTGTCCGTACCGTGCAGGCCTTTGGTGTTCTCCTCGACCCGGGCCAACCGCTCACTGATGCCGATTAGCATCTCGAGCACGTTGACCTCTTTGTTGTCATCCTGCACCCCCGCACCCTCTTTCTATCTTAATAACCGTGTTTCGCTGATTAATCCGCCACCGAATACGTGATCGTGAATGGTGCCCAATGATCCACACCGAAATCCAGCTTAGCGGCCCCAGCACCGTAACGGCCGAATGTCAGCGTGCCATCAGCACCCGCTGTGATTAACCAGTGGTTCTCGTAACTGCCGTGCATGACTGCCGACTTGTCCACCTTGGGAGTCAGGCTAGCAGGCAACGCGCAAATCACTTTGATATCGCCACCCGTAATAACCTCCGTTGAGGTAATCAATCCGGACAATTCAACAAGTGGCCCAACCTTGGTGTAATGTACCGCGCCGGTTGTCTTCTTTGTATCGTAGTCGACCAGCGGTGTGGTAGAGTCGATGACCCCACTTGTGACGGACGTCCGACCATCGAGCTCCGTAAAGTTACTCATGATGGCTTCGACGCCCTTTTCCATGCCAACAAAAATCTTGGTCAATGCTGTCATTATTAAATTCATCCTTTCGCTTGCAGGCGAGTGGGTGAATCTGGCAGAATCGACCCACCTACTCGCTAATCGTTATAAAAATAGGCGTTAGACTGCTGTCTAACCCCCCCCCGAAAATTTCGTAGCTGTTATTGTTGAACATGTTATCTATCCTTTCTAATCATCCAATAGAAATGTGTCACCTAAAGAAAGCCAGTGACCCTTGGTAATCGTTACGGGAATCTTGTGAGCGTCCGCGTAGTTGTCGTACATGTAGCGTGAGACAATCAGCTGACCGTCCTTACCTTGCAACGTGTAGTAAGCCCCGTTTGTACCAGCATGCACGTGGAACTGCCCATCCTTAATGGCGAATGGCAAGCCCGTTAGCATAATCTGTTCACCCGTAGGCAAGTCCGCTGTTGGTGTCGCGACACCAACGATAGAGACCTCGTGACCGATAATGCGGTATTGAATGAAATCATCCGTGTAAACCGCGAAAGAGCTAGTGAGGTACTTGCTGGCGTCGATATATCCGGTGTCCGTAATCTCGGCACTGATTGCCTTGAAGTTCGCTTCAATGCTCTCAGCACCCTTTTCCATGCCCTTAGTAATGGGCGTCAATGTAATACTCATCGTTCTGCCTCCGATGCCTCGCCGAGGCTGGCAGCAGATGGCAGTAGAGCCACCAGCTAAGGCGGGTGATTGTTATTTTTAGGAGCGAAAAAACCTATACTACGGTTTAAATGCCCCCCCCGAAAATTTCGGGGCGCTTTTTAATTAGCATGTTATCTATCCTTTCTACTTCTCAGTCCAGCTAGTCCATGTGCCACCGTTACAGTTGCGCAGGATTAACTTGTTACTCATGGCCCCGATGAATACCTGTGTGCTACTTGTCGCCGATCGTGCAAACACGTATAGCGTGCCGTACGTGTCGGTTAGACTAGTACCTCCGGGTGCGCCGTCAGTTACGATGAAAACACCCGTTTTGATCATGTCGTTGTAGCCCAGTGTCTTGGTGCCGGTAGTAACGGCACCTGAAAGGCTGCTTAGTGTAGCCGCCTGAGCATTAATTGCTGCTACAAGTGCTTGGAAGTTAGCCTGAATCTCTTCTGGTCTATCCTCCATGCCCTTCGTGATTGTCTTGAGAGTTAGATCTGCCATCTCACTCGCTCCTATCTGTCTTTATCCGTAATAAATAGCCTTGTACCCGTCAAACGCCGCATAGGTGCCGTCCGGTTGCAAGGCTAGTTTCGTTTGGTCGGCAAACGTTTCGTCTGCGACCGTCAATTCAATTGTGCTACTACCACCACTGCTTGCCACTACCTTAGCCGCAAGTGTGCCTGCACTCACACCACCAAAGTCACCCGCTGGCTCAGTCCCAATTGGCACCAGGCCCAATGAGTAATCTTGTCGACGCAAAGTAACTGCGGTCCCCACGGCAATCGTCGTGGGAATCACTAGCTGAATGCCACGTGTGGTCACCGCGAGTGTCTTCTGTGCTGATTCACGTGCGCCGTTCCAGGCACTTACCCCAAACGTGTACGCGGTTAGCGGCTTAAGCCCACTGGCTGTGTATGTGAGCGTGTTGGTCGTGGTGGTTAGCAGCGTTGAGCCATTATAGACGCGATACTGCATGCGGAGTCATCTCCTATGCGGTTGTCCAGTTGAGCACTACAGACGTTGTGGTTACTGTCCCTTTAACTAAGGTGGCAATAGTCTTCAGCGCTTCGTATACCGTCAGCGTGATGGCGGTGGCACTCACCTCACCCAACTTAGCGGTGATGCTGGTTGTGCCTGGCGCAATGGCCTTAACCGTCTTGCCGCTGATAGTAGCAACGTCGGTGTCGCTAGATGCCAGGGTAGGCGTCCCACTGGTTTCGTCAGCGGGCGTCACAGTCACGGTGAGTGCAGCAGTGCCACCAACTTCAAGGGCCTGCTTGTCGATTGACAGCACGATACCCGTCAGCGGAATTGCAGATGTTGCGACCGTCAGCAGTGTAGACTTAGCAGACTCACGCAAACCGTTGTACGCGGAAACGTAGAAGTAGTAAGTCGTGTTTGGTGCTAGGCCGGTCACGGTGTATGTGAGCTTGTCGGTTACCGTAGCAACCTTCTTCGCATCACTACCGTCAGACTTCAGCCCTTGGTAAATGTAGTAATCCATATAATCCTCCTTATTCGCCTGCTCGCCAGTCGAGTCGGCCGGTCGAGTCAGTCAGTTGTATAAATGTCAGGTCAGTGGGCGTTGCTGGCGTCTCGTCTGTGGGGTCGGTTGTTGTGTCGCCCCCATCACCCGGGTCCGTGGTGCCACCGTTATCGGTCCCACCACTGTCACCAGGGTCAGTCGTTGTGCCGCCTGAGTCATCCCCGCCAGTGTCAGGGACGCCCGTTGTAGTACCACCGCTAGTGTCCGGCTTGTCCTCCGCCGTTAAGCCCAGGTCAAACCGCAACGTCTTGTAGCCGTCAATGAGGTACCAGCGCTTGTCTGCGTCCTGGTACATAACAGCACCAGACAATGCAAGCGCCGCTGGCAGCTCAATCTGTACTGTGTTCGCATCGGGATATGTGACGTTGGCCTGCACGGTCTGCGTGCCAGTGCCCCCAAATGAGCCAACCGGGCCAGTGCCCAGGCCACCAGGCTCTGTGCCTAGCGCCCACTCGTAATAAGCCACTGCCACGGTTGGATTGCGTCCCAGACCGTGATTGATAGTCACGATGAAGCCGCTTGGTACCACGGAAGCAATAATTCGTTCCAAGTGATCAATACGCGCGCCAACAAGCGGGTAACTCCCATACAGCGATGAATCACGTGCCAGAACAACTTCACTGTCCTCAGTGGTATTCTTCACCACATTGGTAAATTGGGTTTCCAGCGTTGTTTGGCGGCCTTCAACCTGTCCCTGGCGCAAGGTCACATCACTCATCAGCGTCTTCATGTCGCCTTCAAACGCTTCAATGTTGCCACCATACAGCCGCATGATGGCTAGGTTGTCTTCAACCCACCGCGCTAGCAGTTCACGCACGTCTGCCCCGTACATCTTCGTGCGCAAGCCAGATGCTGTCTGGCTTGCAATCGTGTCGATATTGTCTAAGGTTGGCGTCTCTTCGTCACTAACTGGCGTCGGGTCGGTGTAATTAACAGTCAATAGTTTTTCACCTCCTAGCCTTCTTTCTCGAGAAATGGCTGGAACTTGCTACTTGGGTCGGTGCTCATGTCCACGGTGTTAGCCGTGATGCCACTGACCTTGCCCATGCTTGTGTACTGCCACAAGTCATAAGCCACATCCGGCTTGGTGCTCCCTGCAACCGTGCCATCGTTGGTGCCGTAGCGCGGTACCCACAACGCGGCTGGCCGACTCGTATCAATCGATCCATACAATGACGTGGACACATAGATGACAATCTTGCTATCGGGTACGCCGAGTGCGTTCAGCTCGTCCATGTAGGCCGATACTGCTGCCTTGAGCGTCCCACTGGTAACGGTGTTGTTCTCCACATCAATCATGTACAAACGTGGTTGACGCAATGACCCGATAGCGGACTGTGCGCGGTCATAGAAGTCCTTTGCCTCAACCTTCGCGTCCGCCTCAGAAATAGCCTTGAAGTATGCGTACACACCGTAATTGGCGCCAGCGGCAACCGCATCGGCGATATTAGTCTTGTACATAGCATCCTCAACGCTAGATCCACGCTGTACCTCGATAACCGCCAGTGCCAGCCCCGCCGCCGTGACTTTAGTCCAGTCGATGGTGCCTTGATATTCGGACACGTCAATAATCATGCCGGTTGGGTCATACGTCGTGCCGTCGTTCGCGCCATCCCCGGAAGCCTCAAGAGCTGCTACCTGCTTCTTGAGGTCGTTAGTTGCGTCTAACGCTTCTTGTGCTTTTTGAACTGCGGTGGCATTGGCCAGCTGCAATTGTTGCAACCGCCCGTTGTACTGTCGCATCCCAGCCAACTGGTTAGCAAGCTCAACGTTATAAGACTCCTGACCAACAACCCGGTCTCCCATCGTGTAAGTGTTGGCGGTAGGATCGTTCAAGTCAATCGTAGCCTGTTTGATTCGTAGCACTTCGTCGATGCCTTTGAAGGGAATTCGCGTGCGATAACTCCAACCATTGCGTAGCGGTTGCGTGTCTTCACCTACAATTGTCATGTCCACTGCTTGAACTTGCGTTGCTATCGTGGCTGTGTTGAGCGCGTTAAAGTAGGCCTGACCCGTGGTCTTGAGCGTGGTTGCATCCGTGACGTCATCCCAAGTATTTGCACCTATGATGAGCCCAAACTGCTTAATCAGCTTTTCATCGCGCAACAAGGGGCTGCCATTATTGGCTGACGTAATGGTCAACCTGGCAGTCCCCCTTTCAGTACTAGAGTCTGTATCTGTTGTCTCCGCTGCTTGACCTAGTGGCATGAATGCCGTTACCAAACTGGTTGGGTCTATGCTACGCGTGAATGTGATGAGGTTACGTTTGAGTTCAATTACCTGTGACCCAGTCTCACCAATAATCTTGGCGCAGTCCAGGTAGATACCATCCGATTCATGTCGTGCAGATAGTTCATACCCGGCGTTTAACACCAGGTTCGTAATATTGTCGTATGTCGAGATGGATTCATCAGTGTAGCAATATGCCGCCTTAGTTGTACCCAAATCAACATTTCCAAGCTTGAAGCACTTGTATGCACTCCCACCGTCTGTCATCTGCGTATTGTGCATATCGACCAACGACGTGAGGATCTGTAATCGGGTTTTCCCACTGTACTCAACAAAGCTTGGGCGCGAATCATGCAAGAATGCGGCTAACCCTTCACAGGTAATCTGTTTGTAGGTCATACCGTCTTGTTCTAGCGGTTCACTAGGCGTAAGGATGCGGCCTTCAAACAGGTCAATTTGATTGCGGATGTCCCGCACCCGCACCAGCGTCACCATATACTGCAATGACGAATACCCCGGATTGCCAGGGTAAATATTAAATGAAAATGATGGTATGGCGGCAGTGTCGAGCGTAACCTGAGCGGACGGCAATTTAACCGGATTATTGTGAGCGCTGTGAATTACAGTTTCATCTCCAGCCCAGCTCTGCCTAATCACGACTTGATACACTAAACCACCTCCTGATGCCAACTAACGGACGCAGCGGTCCCGGATGTTCCCGAGAACATCAACAAGTTCTCACCCGGCGAGAGCACTAGCTCCGTTGTGGTGTTATTTCCTTCCGTTAATGAGTATTCCTCGCCATTAAGTGTCAACGTACATGCAGCACTCACCTCAACGGAAATTGATACCTCACCCGGTCCGGTATTTATCAGCACCCCATTACTTCGTGTGCCAATAACGAAATCAGTACTCTGAGCCACCCCCAATTCAAAGTCAAAGGTATCCCAAACGTCGTCAAACTCGGCTGTATTCTTAATCCGAAATGGATAACATTGGAACTCAACCGTGAGTTTGTTGTAGTCACTATCTTCAGCCAAAGTCGGCGCTGTCTGCACCTGAGCCAAATAGTGATATTCGGGCATTAAATCATCTTGCAACACCTCCTTGCCACTGGGCTCCATCAACCAATTGATAATTCTAGTCCACGTGTGATACATCACCTCGCGACTGATTAATGAGTCATCAAGTAGTGTGAACGTCAAGCTAAGTGTTCGTTCGCCAAACGTCGGTCCATACAAACTCGACAGGTCAATAACGCTGTTCGAACCAATGGGTGTGATGGTTTGTACCGTGCGCGCAGGAAAGCCGACCGTCTTGCCGCCCTGCAAAACGTATACGCCAAACTCGCTTGAGTGGTGTCCATTAAACGTTATGCCGTACTGCTTATAGCCGGTTGTCAATTGCTAGACTCCTTCCTGCAAACTGCTGACGTTGGTGCTGTACTGTTGACTGAACCGCTGCAGTCTCCTGCGTAAGCGTACGACCGTTTATATTCAGATTCTTATCAGCAATAGTACCAAGTAGCGAAAGCTGAGATTGCCCCAGCTTCTCCATTAAACCAATAAGCTGATTTAACTTGTTTTCTACTCGGCTTAAATTATCAGCGTTCGCCTGCTGTACCGTCGTATTAGATTTCGCAGTGCCCGACTCACCAGCAAACTGTCCCACAACTTCTTGCAGTAGTTGCCAAGCACGTGAGCGCTTAGTGATGTCTGTTGGAATTACGTACTCTGCCTTATTGTTCTCAGCTACCTCAATTAGCCGATTCGTGTCAATTCGGCCACCATTTGCATAACCGTGCCCCTGACCTAGCGCACTGAGACTAGCTCCGTAACGTCCCTTGGCGTAATGCAAGGCCGCCAGCAAATTGTCATATCCGTTGAAGATATTGCCATGACCAGAGAATTTATTCGCATTGAACGTTGTGGAAATTGTCTGCATCAAGCCCTTGGCTAAATCGCCGGTTCGATTATTAATGTCACCAATATTGCCTTGCACAGCTTTAGGATTGCCACCGGATTCTGTTTGAATCTGGCGCAGCACCTTACTGACCATGCTGGCGCTGGTTGATAGCTTGTTAGCTGCCAGCGCCTTCTTCACAAGCGGCTTCCATCGATTGACACTCTCGCCGGACGGATTAGCCTGCTTACCGCCCGCCTCACCGGAGCCAGCATCAAATGCCTTTTTCAGTTTAGTGAATTCATCAGCCACCGCATCAATACCCTTATCGCGCATCCCTGCAGAAGCAGACCGTTGGGCACTGCCAACACCGCTAACGCTGTTAACGTTAAATGTTTTCGCCGCTAACTTTTTAAGGGTATCAATTGGGTGGGTGACAGCTTCAAAAGCCGTACCCGCAGCATCGCTAATATGATCAAAAATGCTAGCAGCCCCAGACTTAATCTTGCCTAGAAAGCTGTCTAGCGATGTTGTACCACCCGCATAGCCCGGTAAGGTCTTACCATACGTACCCGCTAACAGTTTGGCTGTGTCACGAGCATTCAAAATGTACTCACCGGACCGCACAGAAGCAAACTCCGCACCACGAGTGCCCAGCAGGTCAACTGTGCGACTGTATGGACTGTATCGCAGTTCTGGACCAGCCTCACCGACAAGAGCCTTGGAACCATGCACAACACCACCAGATGCATATGCTAAGCCACTGACAGTTGGCGCTGTGTAACTAACATCCCCGGTTTTGACCTCACTACCACCAAACCACTTAATGAACTTGTTCCACCATTTCGCCAGCCCGTCAAAGATACTATGGGTACCCTTTGCTTGTGCCTTGCTGGCCTTATTGGAGGAATTCGCCTGTGCGGTAGCGTGTGTTACAACTGCTTGCGACTGGGAACCTGCATAACCAGACACACTCGTATACTGCGCATACTGGTTAGCAATTGCGGTTTCCTTTTGCTTTTCAATGGCCTTCTTAACGGAGTTGTATTGGTTTGTGGCATGCTTAGTTGTTTGCTTATACTGCTCATCAGCAGCATCCACAACGTCATCCTTCTGGGCTTTCGCCTTAGCCACGATATCCTTGTACTGGGACTTACTGATAGTGCCGTTGTCCTTGTACTCCTTTTCAGCCGTCTTAACAGTCTCTTTGTATCGTGATTGTGCCGCCTTGATAACCTGATCACGAGCCTTCTGCGCGGGCTTGACCGCTGCATCGTACTCCTTTTTGGCATTTTTGGCGGTGTTATCAAGTTGCTGGACGCTGAGCTTGTCCTTATCCTTGGTCAACTTTTTGAGCAAGGTGGTCTGCTGTTGTGCACCCTTCTTGACGGTTGCAGTAATCTTCGAGTTACCACTCATCTCTTGCTGAACATATGTTGCAGCATAAGACTTGTAAGCAGCTAAAAGTTCTTTGTTCTTCTCCTTCTCGTAGGCAACCGAATTTTTACCGCTCTTCTTGGCGATTGTTTGCAGGGTCTTTGTGTCCCCGTTCGCAATTTCCTCAGCCCGCTTGTAGTAGGCAGTGGCATCCTTTTGCATTGTCGTGTAAGTAGACTTCTTAGACTTAGCCTCAGCCGCATCACTCTTCTTGAGTTTTGCCAATTGATTATCGGCCTGCTTTTGCGTCAACGTGCCATTTGCTACTAGTTTCTTGAGGTCGGCTGTGGCACTGGCCTCTTTCTTCTTGTAGTAATTGTCCACTGACTTCTGCATTTTGCTGTATGTCGAATTAACTGATGTGGCCGCTGTCTGGAGTGATTTGGTGTCAGTTGACATCGACACAACCATCTTCTTGTTCAAGCCTTTAGTGTACTTAGCAAACGTATCACCAAGAGCCTTTGCATCGGTGCTAATTTTCGGTGCCTTAACCTTAAGCCCAGCAGTGGCCTTAGCTACACTCTTCTGCACCTTCTTAGCGAGACTCTGCGCCCACTTAGTGCTACCAAGTGCATCCCCGATAGCAGCACCGATACCAGCCCCAGCCAATGTACCGGCGCCGGGAATGATTGAACCAAGAGTAGCACCAATACCACCGCCAATGGTGGCACCTGTAGTCTTGGAGGCTGCTTTAATCTTTTCCTTGGTCTTGTTACTGGTCAGCGCGGTGGCAATTGAACTGCCCACATCGATTACCGAACCGATACCGGCTAAAACACCAGCATAATTAGCAACCGTAGCTAATTTGGAGGCACTGCCCGCAGTCTTAGCAGCCATCCGACTGCCAATCTGCGGAACACTGGTCTCCGCCGCCTGAGTCAAGGTTGCCGAGGCTCCCGTACCCACACTGGCAAGTTTAGTCACCAGTGAGACAGCGTGTTCCAGCAATCCAACCTTACCAGTTGCCCCATTGCCCAAAATCATGCTCAGGAATCCTTGAACAGGCAAATTCTTAGCCGCCACATTATACGCAATCAGGCCCGCAGCCAAATCGCCAAACAGCTTAGGGTGGGCGTCGGCAAAATCACCGAGTCCATTAAGCACCGGCGTCAGAACCTTGAGTCCATCGGCCAGTACAACCCAGGTCAGCTTGGCTGTGCCCTGACCAGCACTGTACATAGTGCCAAAGAACGTCTTAATTTGAGGCGCATGATCAGCAATCGAGTCACTGGCAACAGTGATGCCGTGTGCCAGGTTATCCATCATTGTATCGAGTGCTTTAGTCCCACTACCGAGATGAAATGCCTCAGCAAATGCAGTCGAGACGGTACTCAATCCTTTGCTAGCTGCTTGACCGACCTTGGTGAATTCCGCATCAGTGCGCTTATCCTGAACCCATTGCGACACAGCACCCAGTAGCGGGTTCTGCATCTTCATAATCGGTTCTTCGATGTCACCAACCAAAGCTGGCATCCGTGCCGTGATGACACGTTCCATCCCCGGAATGGTCTTCATCAGATTTTCAGACGCATCTTGATCCTGGATTATTCACCTCGGTATTTGGGACATGAAATCGCATCTGGCCGGTCTGAAAGCAACGTTTGGAGCGTTGCGAATACTGACTGAGCGGAGAAGTTGGTGATCGATGCACCACGAATA